CAATCAAAGACAGAAATCAGATCATCAAACACCTACTGACATGAGCAAGGAAGTTCTTAAGATCATAAACCAAGGCAGCGGTCCATATCAGTTGACCAAGGAGCAGGCCGGCGAAGCATACCGTGCAGCTCGCAAGATTAAAACACAGTTCACCAGCTTCTGGAACCGTAAACTCGGAAAGGCAACTAAGTGATTACCGATAGAGACGTAGCCAGGTGCATGATCGAATACGGTGGTTCGTTCGTATCCAAATTGGGAGCAGCAGCACTAGCCGCTGATCCTTCCAACCTTAAGCAGATCCGGGATGCGTTCCCGGACTACTGGGCCAACTACACCAAGATGGCAATACAGCTTTCGGAGGTCGAGAAACAGGCCTCCAAATAACAACAACAACAAAACGTAAGACGAAATGATAATCAAAGCAGCAGGCGGTAAAGAGTTCGCGCCATGTCCCGAGTTCTCGGGCCGAGCGGTGTGCGTAGATGTGACTCCGTTGAAGGAGTACGAGACCGAGTACGGTGTGAAGAAGAAGTTCAAGTTCGCCTTTGAGTTGGACTTGATTGACGGATCACGTGACCCGGTGCAGCCCTGGGTAGTGTTTAGCAAGCCCCTGGTCCCGAGCCTTCACGAGAAGGCAGCCCTCACCAAGGTGCTCAAAGATTGGTTTGGACGTAAGCTCACAGACCAGGAGAACAACGGCCTCGACCTCGAGTCGCTGATTGGCCGGCCAGTAACACTCATCATTGCTCACGAGCAAAGCCAAGATGGCACCAAGACGTACGCGAACATCAAGCTGATGATGCCGCATAAGCACGGCGAACCGCTCCAACCCTCGGGCCTGTGGGTACGAATGCAGGATCGCCCGGCTAAGGATGACCAGGGGAAGACTGTTGCCCCGAATACTACGACAACTCGACCAGTTGACCTGGGAGCAACCAAGGTTCACGTGGGCAAGTTCAAGGGCACCGCCATCTCGGAGCTCACCGACTCCGCGGTCAAAGGCCTGGGCGAGCACTGGCTGCCCAAGGCGCAAGTTAGCGCCAGCAAGACACCGGAGGACAAACAGCTCATTGCAGCCGTGATCAAGCGCCTGCAGGAGATCGACGCCAAAAATGAGTTAAACGATCTGGACATTCCTTTCTAAAACAATGTCTTGTCCTTGATCGTTTTAACTGATATACGGTAGTGCCGATGACAAAAAAAACTTGGACCGAGGCCATGATTGCAGACCGAATTATGGAAAACTACCGCATAACAGGACTGATGCCCACGAATCAGTATTTGAAAGAAACAGGACAATGCGATTTAGCAAATCAGATTTCCAAAAAATCTGGCTTCTTAAAATGGGCCGATAGACTTGGACTTTTAAGAGTGCACTCTGATTCCGACACCGGCTGGGATGGTGAAAAGAGAGTGCAGAAGATACTGGAATCGGCAGGGTTTCAGGTTGAGAGATGTACCGCCGTGAAGTGGCCGTTTGACCTGCTCGTCGAAAAGGTTCTCCGAATTGACGTCAAATCGGCTAACTTTGCGTCCTACGGGGCTTGCAAAGGATGGTTTTACCGCATTGGCAAAGCGCCTCAAGCAGACTTGATTGCGCTTCATCAGTTAGACACAGGGAAAACCTATTGGATTCCTTGGAATATCATACCTCACAGCAACGTGACCATTTCAAGTGATGGGGGAAAATGGGCACGGTACAAAGAATCGCTCTGGATCGTTCAGAGTATGTTGGAACCCCGCCAAGCAGAGGCTGAGAAGCTGTCTTTGTTTGCAGAATAAAATCAGCGCCCAACGAATCTGGGAGCACTCTTTATATGAAAACTAAAAAGAAATACGTTAAGTTGGTCGACAAGATCCCCGACGTGATACGAATGCGCTCTGAGGGGATGACCCTCAAGCAGATCGGCGAGCACTTAAACTTGTCGAGGCAGCGGATCAACCAGATCGAACAGGCAGCCGAATTGCACGAGGAGATCCTTCAACTATGGGGCTTTCCGTTCTCGGTTAGGACGTTCAACACCCTCGAGCGCCTGTGCATCAACAGCCGCGAGCAGGCCCTTGACCTCTACAATAGCGGCCACCTTCGACCAGGAGCTGTCCGCGGTTTCGGGTGGGTGAGCTATTACGAAATCTGCGAATGGCTGGAAGTCCCGCCAACTCAGAAGCCATCTAATCACCGGATCTGCCCACATTGCGGCAAGATTATCTAACACTTTCCGGTAACCTGTTGTTACCGGGGACTCATGGGGAATACCGGGGGCGCGCATCGGTCGACAAACGCGCATTAACTTTCAATCCTATTATGCCAGCCAACCATAAAATCTACTTTGACATTGAAACAGGCCCGATGCCTCTATCGGAACTCGTTATACCGCCATTCGTTGCCAGTGACGTAAAGTTGGGCAACATCAAGAACCCGGATCTCATAGCAGAAAAGATCCAGCGTGCAGAAGAAACCCATGTCAGCGACTACATCCGCAACGCTGCCCTGGATGCACTATCGGGCCAGATCCTGTGCATCGGCTACCGTATCGAGCACGAGACCCCATCGGTGCTGTGCTATGATGCCGACGGCGAGGCCGAGATGCTCAAGCAGTGGTGGAAGCTCATCACCAGCATGGAGCGCCAGCCTACGATGATCGGCTTCAACGTGAAGCCATTCGACTTACCGTTCCTCATCAAGCGCAGTTGGAAGCACCGGATCACACCACCCTACTGGATCCGGCAGGGTAGGTATTGGAGCGAGCTGGTGGTCGATCTGCGCGAGGTTTGGCAGTTGGGCGACAGTAGGGCGCACGGCAGTCTCGGGGCCATCAGCAGGCATCTGGGGCTCGGCGACAAGGCAGGCAATGGGGCCATGTTCTCCGAGCTGTTCAAGACTGACCGTGAGGCGGCGATCAATTACTGCCTGCGTGATATCGAACTGACCCAGCGGGTGGCGGATGTGCTGATGCCGGCCTACTAAGCGGTGGACATCGACCAGGACAGACTATAGGGAGAGCCCGTCAGCGTGAGCCGTGAGAAGCCAACGTCGACACTACAACCACAAGCCATGTTCAACCCACTTTTCCCCACTCTTTCCGTGTCACGTCCCGTTGCTTGTACGGGAGTTCTCACCGCGGATTGGGTGGGGTTTTCCGTTTGATACATGAAAGACACTAAACCCAAAGGAAGAGCGCCAGCCTTCCAGTTCTACGCCGATGACTTCCTGGCAGGCACCATGACCATGACCAACGAGGAGCGTGGTGCCTACATCAGCCTGCTGTGCCTGCAATGGTCCAAAGGCTCCGTAACCGAACTCGACATCCAGAGAATATGCCTCGGTATGCCAACGCATTGCCAAGGCATATGCCAAAGCAAGTTCCAGCTTGGGGATGACGGCCACTACCGGAACCAGCGCTTAGAGGTCGAACGATCAAAACAGAGGGAAAGAAGCGAAAAACAGCGGGATATTGCCAATTTACGGTGGAACAAGAATGCCAAGGCAATGCCAACGCATTACCAAGAGGATGCCGAAGCATATGCCAGATCGGTACCAGAAGTATGCTTTCCGTCTCCGTCTCCATCTCCTAGAGAAGATACAAAGAAAGAGAAGGCCTTGAACCCTGACCTTGAAGCCTTCCGCCTACGAGTCGGTGCGATAATCCGCCGTCGACCAACAACCCAGTGGAGCACAAAAGAGATGAAGGCCTTGAAAGAAGTCTTCGATTTTAACACCCCGGAGGAAGACTTGGTTGCCTTGGAAGCACGTTATCAGTCGGACAACAAGTACCTCCGCCGTGAGTTGATGACCTTGTTGAACAACTGGAACGGAGAGATCGACAAGTCTCAAAGCACCTCCCCCTCTGGGAACAATGGCACCGGCGCGTACAGCCTCAACATCTCGGACTACCAATGAGCGACCCATTCTACGCCCAGGACGACGAGTACGGCCTTATCGGTGCCTGCCTTACCGGGGGTCCCGATGTTTGCTACGAGGTATTCGCCCGGATACCACCGGATGCAATCCAGCAGGATAAGCTTCGCCAGGTCTACGAGATCACCAAGGCCCTGATAGGCAGGCACGAGGCAATCAGCCTTCAGACCGTGGTCAAAGAGTGGAAGCGCTCTATTCCTCAACTGAGCCCCCCTTTTGAGGAATTGAATCGGTGCGACGAGATCTGCGCCAGCCCGGCCAATTATCCCGAGTTCGCCAAAGCTGTGCTGGAGGCTCACCACCGTCGCCATCTGCGATTCACCGGAGACAGGCTGATACGTGAATCCGCTGTCACCACCCTCTCGGTGGATCAAATCGTCTGTAATGCCGAGGCAGGCCTCACCGTCGAGGCATCCAAAGAGGAAGTACAATCCTCCAAGTCGGTAGTCAGCAGGTTCATCGATGCAACCCAGGAAAGGTTCAACCGTAAGGGACAGTTGAGCGGCATCACCTCCGGCTTTCATCGTCTGGACAAGTTAACCGATGGTTTCCAGCTCGGTGAGTTAGCCATCATCGGAGCTAGGCCATCGATAGGTAAGACAGCCATTGCCATAGCCATTGCCAAGGCAGCAGCCATCGAGCACCGGGTACCAACCCTTTTCATTAGCCTGGAGATGTCCGATGAGTCTATCGTGCGCCGTATGGTCTCGACCGTAGGATCCATACCGATGCAGGATATTAAGACCGGTGAGATGGATGAAGGAGGCATGAAAGCTATGGGATCAGCCACAGCTAAAGTAGCCGGCAGCCCCATTTACTATGTGTCGGGCTCAGGCATATCCAGCATTGTCACAATCACCGCGGTAATACGCCGGGCAGTACGCAAGTGGGGAGTCAAACTAGTGCTCATTGATTACCTCCAAAAGATCCATGGTTCTAAGTCAGCCGAGAAGAAAACGTATGAGATCGCAGAGGTTTCGGGCAAGCTGAAGGCAGTGGCCTCCGATACCAAGACAGCCGTAGTTGCCCTGGCTCAGTTGAACAGGGAGAACGAGAAGGACAAAGGCCGAGTGCCGCGTCTAACTGACTTAGCCGACTCCGGGCAAATCGAGCGTGATGCCGACCTAGTGCTCCTCCTCAACCGCGAGCGTCACGAGGCCAACGGCGAGGCTATCATCGCCATTGCAAAACAACGAGACGGTGAATGCGGCATCGTCCCTCTGTGGTACGAAGGCCAGTACTGCCGTTTCACAGACCCATCACCGAGCTTCCAATGAACATCAAATACGATCTCAACCGCACCAAACTGCTGAACGAAGCGCCTAGGCTGATCAAGTGGGCCATCGACCATGGCCTCATGTCCTACCCGCTATCCCAGAAATACCACGACGACGGCTCGCTTGACCCGGGCATCGAGGAAGAGATACACGTCGACCCCGAGCAGTACACACCGGAATTCTGCCAGCGTGCCTACGAACTCAGGCAGCTTGGTATGACACTAGACGACACTGCTAAAGCAGTTAATGTATCCAGAGGTTCTATCACATACATATTAGCAAAAGGTCACGAGCATTACCTATCGAAACAACGAGCCAACTTAGAACATGAACAATCCCACAGCAGCAATCAACATGAATGACCCGTTCATCCACGCTCCACAGGCTACAGCCGTGGTGCATGAGCCAACTACATCAGGCACAAGGCCATCGATACACGTAAGCCTGTATGCATACGGTGGTATCAGTGCTGCCTGTCTCATGTCCTGGGTAGGCCTAACAGCCACCTTTAGTACTAGTGATAGACAGACAGATCTACGAACCATCCGCGAGGATGCACTGATATCCCGAAGCCGTTGCCGTGCTACCAAATGGTTCCTAGACAGTGGAAAAGACGTATGGGTCCAGATCGACCACGATATTGAGTTTGACCCGAAGGACATTATCCGCATGGCAGAGCTCGCCCACGAGCACCAGGCGACCGTGTGCATTCCATACCCCTGTCGGGCACTGCCGCTAAGGCCGGCCCTGCGTATCGACACCGAGCACGTCAAAGCTCTAAGGATGCAGACATCGGATGCCGAGTGTGCCACGGAGCTAGTACCGATCCGAATGTTTGCATCGGGATGCCTCGCAATCCCTCGACGTTGCCTTATGAGCGCACTTGATTGGCTCGGAGGGTCAGAGGTGCCAAACCCCTATCGGATCGACTGGTGCAAGGATGTGAGGGTCGACCAGTTCCCTACACTGTGGATGCCGTTTGCCATGGACACCCTGCCAGGGCAGCACGAGTACCTGTCCGAGGACTATGCTGCCGCGGTTAGGCTGAGTCTGTGCGACGTGAAGCACTATGCCATGCAGCCGAAAAAACATCTCAACCACTGGGGCGAATATCCCTATGGGTTTAAGCCTTATGCCGGCTAAAAAGGACAAGAAGCCCAGCTTGCATGACGTAGCACAAGCTGCTGGTGTATATCCACACCACGCGCAATTTGTTATGTCTGGCAAAGGAAAGGTGCCTGCTGGTGTTAAAGAAAAAGTACTTAAGGCTGCTGAAGAGGTTGGGTATATCAAAACGCATAACCCAAACCAACACTTCAATAGCAAACTAACACAAGAGAAGGCTGACATTGTAGTTGAAGGGATACTTCAAAACAAATCACTAGAGAGCATTGCTGCTGATACAGGGTTGAGCACTACTACTGCTTTTAAGTTAATACGAGGAGTCAAGGTTCCAACGGATTACCCAGATAATGAAGACGACTGGCGTAAGGACGTGACCGGATTCCTGGAGGTTGCAATCTGGAAGGGAACCAAGCGACTGGCTGAATCATCTATTAACTTGATCGATGATAGGAACTTACCCATCGCAGTGGCTGTGCTAACCGACAAACTTTCGGTCATCAAGGGCCAGCCTACTAGCATACATCTCAATATGACAGCATCAGTAAGCCACCGTGACCTAATGGCAGACCTGAAGGACCGTGATGTGACCCCAGTGAACGACGAGCAGACCCATGATTTGGTTTAGGTAATGGCCCGAAATGTCCTACCCCTACCAATAGTGACCACGCAAAAACCACGCATTTAGGCCTGTTTATGGCAGTCAGATGCACAATAGCAGTTATATTCACTTCGACACAAAATCACGCAGCAAACGCCCGTAAACATTGGGTCAAACGCACATTATCACCCACTCGAAAGGCTAATGTCCTACCCCACCGCCGAGGTCAGCGACAAGCAGGCCCAGGCAGGATGGGGGGAGGGGGTCAGGCAATCCGCGGCAGCGCCAAAAGGCGACGGGTAAACCAAAGCGAAAAATATTAACAAATGTCCTCCCCCCTCTGCCTCCTCTGCTCCAAGCCATTCGTAATCCTCAAGCACCACACCGGCCCTAAACAGAAGCGCTTCTGCACCGAGGCGTGCAACACAGCCTGGTGGAACGAACAGCCATTGCACCCTGTCATACCCCGGGTAGACGCCGCGCACCCTCGTGCTGTCGAGTTGCGCCTGAAGCGCACCCAGCTCGTAACCTTAGAGAAGGCTGACCCGTATACGTACGGCTACATCCCTGACCACTGGGAGATCGGCAACACCGAGTTCGCGCTTACCCAGGAGCTGCTGGTATCGGGCGGCAACCGGGCAGGTAAGACGCTATGGGCAGCCCGGCGAGTAGTGCAGACGCTGCTGGAGAAGGAGAACGCCGCGGTGCTGTGCTGCCATACAAGCCATGCCACCTCGGTGACTGTTCAGCAGCCTGCGATCTATAACTACCTGCCTGTGGCGCTAAGGGGCACCAAGAAGGGCAGGATCCACTACCTCAACTACAGCCGGAAGAATGGTTTCACCGATGGTTCATTTATCCTCCCTAATGGCAGCCGGTGCGACTTCCTTAACTACACGCAATCGGAGAACACGATTGAGGGGCGGGAAGCGGACATGATCTGGTGCGACGAGCTGGTGCCACAGTCATGGGTTGAGACACTGCGCTACCGGCTCATTACACGCCGCGGCAAGCTACTGGTGACCCAGACGCCACTGGAGGGCGTTGCTAGTGTCTACAAGGAATACACCGCCGGCTCTGCTATCACTCGGTTCGACGAGGCCGAGCTGCTGAAGGGCAAGCAGGCGCTGCCTACATGGCCTGTGGGTAAGGCAGCCAGGACGATGGTGCAGGCCCAAACCAATAGGCGGACGGTGTTCTTCTTCTCGGAGGACAACCCGTACAACCCGTTCGACGAGATGAAGCTGAAGCTGGTCACGGCACCTATGGGGCAGATCCTTACCCGGGCCTATGGGTGGGCTAGTGACAACATTGGGAAGGCCTTCGCTAGGTTCAGAGTCGACATCCACTGCATCGAGCCCGAGGCAGTGCCTCCTGGGGGGACGCTGTACATGGTGTGCGACCCTGCCGGAGCGCGGAATTGGTTCTGTATGTGGATGCTGGTGTACGAGAATGGCAGGCGGATCGTGGTGCGTGAGTTCCCGGATTACGCCAACTACGGCGAGTGGACGTTCCCGAGCGAGAAGCATGACGGCAAGGCAGGCCCTGCTCAGACACTGGATGCGGGTAGGTCAATATCGGAGTATCGGACCATGTTCAGGACCATTGAGGCAGAGCTAGGCTATGGGGAGCCAGTGATGCGATTGATCGACCCTAAGGCCGGCGGTAGCCCAGCACTATCGGAACAAGGGGGCACCACACTCATCGACCTACTGGCTGAGTCCGACAATCCCAATGACGAGGGGATGGCCTTCATCCCGGCTCCTGGCGTGCCTGTGGACCAGCGGACAAGCGCCATCAACAGCCTGCTGTCCTACGATGCTACGCAGGCACTCACCCCGCTGAACGAGCCGGCGCTGTATGTGGTCAAGACGTGCAGCAACCTGATCTATGCGCTATCGGAGCACACAGGCCGGGACGGTCAGAAAGGGGCATCCAAGGATCCTATTGATTGCATCGGTATGCTTTTGGTCTCGGGCCTTGCTTACGTAGGCAATGGGGGTTTTGATACCCGCGGCGGCGGTGGATACTAATAGAAACGACTATGCAAGGCGATTCATACAAGACGTCAGCGGATCAAATGGCAACGGTGGGCGAGGAGCCCAATGTGGGTGCATTGATCGAGGAGTTGCGCCGTGCTGCTACGGATAACGGCGTTAGCAACCGTATCGAGCGCATTGAGAACACGCGCTTCTGCCGTTGGCCTGGCCAAACGCCCGATGGCAAGAAGAACAACGACGCCAGTAATGCAACTAAACCAGCGTTCCCTTGGGATGGTGCATCCGATACGCGCATCCCGCTGGCCGACGAGGTGGTGAATGGCCTAGTCGACCTGTGTTCGACTGCCTTCTGGCGCTCAATGCTCCGGGTGGTTCCGAGCAATGTGACCACGGTCGACCAGGCGGCTACGGCGCACAACCTGATGGACTGGGCCGTGAACTCCAAGATGTACTCGGATTTGACCCGGGAGGTGGAGCTGCTGTCCCAGTACCTGTGGACTTACGGCTGGGCGGGTGTGCATATCTCCTGGCAGCAGGAGATGGGTCAGAAGGAGCAGGAGCTGACCATGGAGCAGGTGATGGCATTGGCCGCCCAGTCCCCAGAGGGATCAGTGTTGGCCGACTTCCCTAACCTCATTGCCAACCCCGAGGCCGATGATCAGTCAGGCGAACTGATTATGGCTGCCTTTCCAAACTTGAAGAAGCGCCGGGCACTGAAGGCTGTGCGGGAGCTACGAGACGAGGGCAGATGCGACTTCCCTGTGCCTGTGATGGTCCAGAACAAGCCGATGATCACTGCATTGGCTCCCTGGGATGAGATTATATGCCCATTGGAAACCACCGACATCCAGAGTGCCCGAGTGGTATTCCGCCGATACTACATGACCGAGATTGAGATCATGCAGAAGGTGGAGACCGACGAGTGGGACGAGGAATGGGCCAAGGAAGCCATCAATACAATGGGACGGTTTTCTAGCTTCGCTGACTACACCTACCTTGTCGGGCTTCCTAACAACTCTCTATACAATCGACAGCATTTGATTGAGATAGTTTATGCGTATCAAAAAGCTGTGGATGCCGATGGTATCCCGGGTGTGTACTACACGGTATTTAGTCCTCAGGTAGGCGACAAGTGGGGCTACTTTGAGCTTCTGGACTATGCGCATGGTCAGTACCCGTTTGTGTGCTGGCGCTCAGAGCTCATCCACCGGAAGATGACCGAATCCCGCGGTGTGCCCGAGATATGCTCGACCTGGCAGCAGGAGATCAAGGCCCAACGCGACTCGGTGTTCGACTACACCAGCCTGGCCACCCTGCCCCCCATTGAGGTGCCAAAGACCAGGGGCGGTAACCTTAAAATTGGGCCGGCCATCCAGATCCCGGTGCTACGCCGCGGTGAGATTGGCTTCATGCAGCCTCCTGCCCGTGAGCCCAATGTGGCTTTTACGCTGATCAACGAGGTCATGGCACAGACTGACCGCTACTTTGGACGCCCAACGGAGAAAGTGCCCCCCGCGGTGACCCAGATGCGGCAGCAGAGGACCATCAACAACTGGCTGCATGGCTGGACCGAGGCCTTCCGACAGGTGTTCAGCCTGACCCTGCAGTACATGGGCCCCCAGGAGGTGCAACGCATCACAGGATCCCAGATCCAGATAGGCGAGGACGTGCAGGACTTTGACGTGACCCTGAAGTTCGACGTGCGCGAGATGTCCAGCGACCTGGTGAGCGAAAAGTTGAAGGCGATCTCAACCTTGATTCTGCCTCTGGACACCGCCGGCGTCATTGACCGGGCTAAATTAATCTCGGTCGCACTCCGGGCTATTGACCCGATGCTGGCTACTGAGCTTGTGATGCCTGCCGGGCCTGCATCGCAGAAAATGTTTGAGGATACCAACAACGAGATCGCGCTGATGAGCCTGGGCAACCCTCCCAAGCTCCGGGAAACCGACCCTACGGCTGCCATGCGGCTGCAATTCAGCCAGCAGGTGCTTCAAAGCAACCCGAAGTACCAGCAGCAGGTGCAGCAAGACCCGCTTTTCCAAGCTAACCTGCAGAAATACATTGAAAACCTGCAGTTCAGCGTCCAACAGCAGCAAAACGCTGTGACCGGTAGATTAGGAGTTCAACAATGAGACTTTCTGACGAGAAAATCCAAGAGGCCTTTGTTTCAGCGGGAGACGAGTCGCCGATTATGCGTGCCTTGACCCAACTGCTATCAGAGATGATTGAGTCCGAGGTGCTCAGTGCAATACAGCCTGACCTAACGGACTCCAGCCGGGCCCACAACTGTGGTAGAGCCGCTTCACTCAAGGATCTATCAAGCTACATCGACAATTTGAGGTCAGCTAATGGTTTGACGGATCAGTCCAACTAGTACCTCTTAACCACAACGGTTTCTTGGTTGACCTTAACAACCATGGCGCACAATACCCAGCTTGCAGGGTCTAAATAGCATGGATAACTCACAGAATACACAGGAAGCGATCCTGTCTAAAAACACGGCACAGGCTCCTAAAATCAATCCGCTTACCTTTGATGAGGCGGCATTGGCTAGGGTACTAGAACAAAGGTTCAGTGAGCCGGCAGAAAAACCGCAACAGCAGATCATTGAGGAAGACCCAGAGTCCGAGGCCGCGGATGCGGAATCTCAGACCGAGGAAGCGGATCCTACCGCTAACCAAGAGGAAAATCAGGACGAGTCTCCTGAGGATGTTCTTTCTGAACAGAAAACCGAAGACCAAGCCGACGAGGAACCGTCCGGTTACCGCAAGCGCATCGACAAGCTGACTCGCCAGAAGCGTGAGGCCATTGAAAAAGCCGGTGAGCTAGAGCGGGAACTGAACGAAACCAAGTCCAAGCTGGAGAAGAGCCAAACCGATAGGCCGGTGCCGGTGGTCAATCAAGCCGATCCGTTTGCTGATGTCTGGGACGCGAAGAAACTCGATGAAGAGTGGAGCAAGGCCCGAGATCTCAAACGCTGGTGCGAGGACAACATCGACGGCTGCGAAATAGGTGACAAGGAATACAGCTCAAACGAGATCAAGCAGATCAAGCGGCGCGTAGAAGACGCGCTGGATATGCACATCCCGTCGCGAGCTCGGTTCCTGAACAACTACAAGCAGATCCAGCCTATCGCAGAGCAGATCTATCCGTTCTGGAAGGATCGTAGCAGCACTCAGTACACCGAGGCGCAGGCAGTATTGCGGCAGTTGCCACAACTCTCTGCGTTACCGGAGCACCAGGTGCTTGTTGGCGACTTCCTGGAGGGCCGTAGACTGCGTTTGGAGCGTGAATCGGCCAAGGGGAAGCCCTCGGCTAAACTACCGCTCAAAACGGCTCCTAAACAGCCTGGAAAGCCTACGTCGAGTCCCGTTAAAAAGGACAATGCGCAGGCGGAAATCGCCGCGGCTAAGTCTCGGTTTTCGAAATCAGGAGGGGAATCTGAATTGGCTCAATTACTAGCCCGTATTCTTTGACCTATGCCACTACTCCAACCTAATCAAGTGGGTATCCGCGAGGAACTCGCTGACTACATCGCCATCGTCGACCAAAAATCGACCCCGTTCGTTTCCATGGCCCCCAAGGGCAAAGATCTTGGGAACGTCACGTTTTCCTGGCAGGTCGACAACTATGCCACGCCAGCGCCTGGCGGCATTGTTGACGGCACTGATGTGACCTACACTGCCGGCAACCCTGGCAGCCCGGTTAACCCGGTTCCTAACCGTACCCGCTTGAGCAACTACGCTCAGGTGTTCCGTAACGATTTGCGTGTTGGTTTTATTGCCAATACCCAGAACGTTGCTGGCGTTGGTAACGGCGGTGAAATCGCTAACGGCATCAGCAAGCGCCTCATTGAGTTGAAGCGCAAAATGGAGGCCACCTTCCTGGCAACTAACCAAACGATTCAAGCCGACAACGGTACGAATCCTTATCTGACTAGTTCGCTTGGTAAGTGGCTTTTGACGACTAACTCCGCAGGAATTGGAGCTCCTACGAGCACGTTTGCTCCGAACACGGCTGCCATTGACGCTACCGCTTCCGCATCGTTCGTTGAGGCCACTGCTCAGAACGTGCTGACCGGCATCTACAACGCCACTGGCACGTTCCGTGATTACGACGTGTTTTTGGGTGCTACACTGAAGCGTGCGTTCACCAACCTCACTGCTGGTGGCGGTGCTGTTATCAATGGCGCTGGAACTACAAACACTTACACGCAGACCGCTGTCCGAACCTTTAACCAGGAACTCGGAGCTGACACTTTCAAGGCGTCAATCGATATTTTCGAAGGCGACTTTGGACGCCTTATTCTGCACCCCGATGTGTGGATCGGTTCTACTGACGGTTCTGCGTTTACCACTTTGTCCTACAAGGGCTACGTGGTACCGATGGACATGGTTGAGATCCGTTACGCCAAGCTGCCTGAGGTCACTGTGCTGCCCAACAACGGTGGCGGTGAGGGACGTTTGATTCAGGCCATTGCTGGTCTTTGCGTGAAGAATCCTGCCGGCATGGGTATGTTCAACGGCGCAAGCTAGTCTTTAGTTGTCAAAAGGGGGAGGTTTCTGGAAAGTTCCGGGGGCCTCCCTTATTTTTTGAAATATGTCCAATCCCAACTCCATCTCGACCTTCATCGCAAATGCCCTGGACGATCTCCCAGGCGATCTTCGCAACCAGGTGGTCAATGAGTTCAAGTCCGGCTACCGCAAAGAGTGGGTCAATGCTGGCATCCAGCAGCAGAAGATAGCCAAGCAGACCTCCATCAATGACTTCAAGTCTGTCGATGGCATCGGTCGACTCCGAATGCGTGTCGACCCCACCCTGTACCATTACTGGGGCCACAAACTAGGGTATGGATGCTGGAAGGATTCGCAGTTCCTGCGAGAGGTCGAGCGCGACAATCCCGAGGTGCGTGTGAAATCGGGAGGTACACGCTTGCAAGTTGGGTTCGAAGGAGCCAAAAGAAGCAGTCAAAAGTTCCCATTATGAACGTAGGATCTAATCGTCAGCTTGCCGGCGAATACGGTGGCCGGTACATCTCGAGTGCGTCTGGCACTGTGACCGGTAACTTCCAGGCCATCCACGCGCTTGAGATCACCATCCTCGGGGCGACCGTCTCTAACATCACCAACTTCCCTGCTGGCGTGACGCTACAGGCCGGTGATGAGCTACCGGGCGTGTGGACCTCAATCACGATTTCAAGTGGCTCTGTGGTGGCCTACAACCGCAAGTACGGCTAACAATGGCACGCCTTGGACTAGGACTAGGACTAGGAAGCAGCCAGCGCATTGGTGCTGGTGGCATTCCGCCTGATCCTCCCATCGAGCGCGTGGTCATCCTGTGCGAGAGCGGCGAGTACCTGGTGCAGGAAGACTCGGGGCAGCTCGTCATCACTTTCGGAACATTCGACTCTTTACTCACTGAAGCCAGTGACTTCCTCGTACAGGAAGACGGCGGCAAACTAGTCCTAGCAATCCAATAATATGGCAGACCTTAAGATCTCACAGCTAACAGCAATCTCAGTCCTTACACCGGCCACCGATGTGTTGCCTGTGGTCGACTCTGGAGGCGTCACCAAGAAGATCACCACCAATCAGATCCTAGGCTCCGGCGGCACCGCTACCCTCGCCTCCGCCACCATCACCGGCGATCTGACGGTGGACACCTCGACGCTGAAGGTTGATTCGACAAATGATAATGTAATCGTTGGGGCGACTTCCGCGATTGGTGGTGGACGATTCAGCGTTCAAGCCGATTTGTCTGCCAAGCAAGCTATTTGCGCCAAAAACAGTGCGGCTTCCTACAGCGCAACAAGCAACTTCATTCGATTCACCAATTCGACTGATTCAACGGTTGGAGGTATTACGCATCCCGCTGTCACTTCGCTTGGTGTTTGGGGAGTTAGCGACATTCAGTTTCTGTTGTCTGGCGCTGGCTCCACCGCCATGACCCTCAACTCTACGGGGTTGGGCGTGGGTCTTGCGGCTACTGCTGCTAAACTTGAAATTGGCGGAGGTGATGGAACTCAGTTCTACATTCGCTCTACTGGCACTGTGTCGGCGCGAATCCGAGGTTTTACTAATTCCACCGAAGCCGGTTTAATTGCGTTTCTCAATGGCGGTGGTATTGCGTTTGATGTTAGTGGAGAGCGAGCGCGGATTGATACGAGTGGGAATTTGCTGGTGGGGACGACGACCACTTCTGGAAATGCTGGCGGATTAAAGCTCAGCAATGTTGCTGGAAATCTTGGTCAGATCACATTTTCAAACAACTCTGGTTCCTCTGATTACGTTGCCCGTTTCAACTGGGGAAGCACTCCGACGCTCGTCGGAAACATCACCGTCAGTTCTGGTGGAACCGCTTTCAACACCACTTCAGATTACCGACTAAAGGAGTCTGTCCAGCCTCTGCTTGGCGGTCTTGCTCGCGTCAATGCGCTCAAGCCTTCCGTTTACAAGTGGAAGACCGACGGGTCTAACGGTGAGGGGTTCTTGGCCCACGAACTTGCTGAAGTGGTTCCTGCGGCTGTCACAGGAGATAAGGATGCTGTGAACGAAGACGGTTCAATCAAGCCTCAAGGAGTCGATCTATCGAAGGTTGTTCCGATCTTGGTTGCTGCTATCAAAGAACTCACCGCCCGTGTTCAAACTCTCGAAGCCCGCTAATTTATGACCATCCTCTGGATCATCGAACGCCTTCTCGTTAAACCCACCGAAGGCTCCCTCACCGATGTCGTCATCACCGCCGATTGGCGATGCAACGGCACTCAGGACCAATACAGCGGCACCTGCTACGGCTCTACGTCGTTCTCGCCGCCGTCTGGTGAGTTCACGCCATATCCTGACCTGACGCAGGAACAGGTGCTTGGTTGGTGCTACGCGAACGGAGTCGATCAAGCGGCTGTTGAGGCGAACGTGACGCAGCAGATTAACGATCAGATCAATCCTCCGGTGATTGCTCCGCCGTTGCCGTGGGTGCCGGTTGTGGTTGCGGAGCCGGTTGGCGTTGTCGATCCTCCCGTCGTATGATCAAGATCGAACTCACTCAAGAGCAGGCCAACAACCTCCTCCAACTTATCGACATTGCCATCAAAGCCGGTGGCTATCAGAACGCTAAGGTAGGCGTTCCTCTGGCAGACTTAATCCTCGCAGCCGCACAGCCTAAATCCGAGTAATGGAACCAACGAACAGCAGCACCAGCCCTGGACTCAGCCTAGCAGCAGCGGCAGGTGCCACCGCTGTTTCGTTTATTCCAGCCCTCACTGACTGGGTGAGGCTTATCACGGCAGTGATTGGCTTACTTTGCGCCTGCTACGGAGCATATCGATTATTTAAATCCAAATGAAAAACACTAAAACAACTCTCGCCGGTGTCGGTGCTATTCTTGTCGCTGTCGGTGGTGCCCTTCGGGCTGCCTTCGACGGTGATCCCAGCACCAACATCGACATCGCCTCGACCATTGCAGCGGTGACCGCTGGCATTGGTTTGATCTGGGCTAAGGACGCCACCGAGGTGCCCCAAATTAAGAAACCCGAATGAACTGGATCTACCAGATCCTCAAGGCTCTGTTGGACTGGCTCCGTGAAACACCACCTACCGATGTGCAACATGGTAACGCTCCCAAAGCCCTCAAGAACGATCTGGCTGACCGCATTGCTGATTTGCCTGGGCTGCCAGGTGACCAAGGTGGCCCTGGTTCCAAGCGGTGATCCGGTGATGCTGGCCGAGCCTACTAAGGCCAGCGTGTACTCTTTCGACAGTAACAAGAAGCTGGTGGGGCCATCCCGGGTGGTTCTGCCGGCAGGTTGGTATGTTTTACCGAAGAGCCAATGAGAACCGTCACATACGACTATGTCCTGCAGCGTGCCTGTGAGCTCACTGGGCGCGTTTTCTCATCGCTAACGACCGAGGAGTCCAATCTCTTCCGCACGTTCATCTCCATGTCATTACGGAGCGCCTGGGAGTGTTTTAACTGGCCCGAGCAGACCGTGTATCAGCAGGAGTTCTTTGCGGCCAACTACAGCGCGGCGCAGGTCTACTCCGGTGGCATGGTGGTTTACTACCCTACCGAGCAGAAGTACTACCAGTACGTTGGGGCCATCAATTCCAACAACCCTCCGACTCTCAACGGACCTGGAGGTACACTGAACTCTCAATACTGGGGGCTGGCACAGCCGAGCTATGGCAGCACTGCAACCTGGGATACGACGACCGTCTACAACATCGGTGACATCGTGCTGTACCCTGAGGACCAGGAATACTACCAGCTCTTTGCGACTGCTTCCGCCGGAACTGTTCCCACCAACGCTGTCTACTGGGGCCGCCTGAACAAGTTCCTTCGATACGTCAACCAACAGCTCAATCCAGATGGGACTACCCGGGCTGTTGAGATCGGCGAGACGTTCAGTGTATGGCCTTCCGATCCTCGGATAACTTGGAGGCAACACGAGCCTGCTTATACGCTCATCGATGCCGGCATCCTAATTGGTGAGCAGCTCCCGTACGTTTGGATTGAGTTTCGCAAATCCCCTCCGCTGCTGTCGACTGCCGTCGATGCCAGCGCTTATGCGTTTCCTTATCGCTTCTGCGAGGTGTGTTCATTGAAGGCAGCCGGCCAGATGCTCCGTGTAGATGGCAAGGTTGACCTCGGAAACACCTTCCTTGAGCTCGGTGAGGTCGAGCTGACCAAGGAGATCGACAAGGTGGCCCTCCAGGAGAAATACGTGCGCCAGATAATTGTCCCAGGTCGCTAATATGCCCGACTTACCCGAGATCATGTCGGTCGACGATGGGTTCAAAGGTGTAATCAGCCGCCTAGATCCCAACCAAGTTCCTGCGCAGTACGTTAGCCAGGCCATCAACCGGGTCTTCCAAGATCAGCTTATTAAGAACCGCTGGGGCATTGTGCAGCCTAAGTGGGGCGGTAAGTGGACTACGTCGACCAGGACGGTCACGGTCACTTCCAACTCAGCAGCAACGCTAGGAGTAAGCGGCCCCCTGATTCCTGCTGGTTCAATCGTTTGCTCCGATCAAAGCGCAAACGCACTGGTGTTTCCTAATGGCACTAGGTGCATTCTGGACGACAACACCAACGTCGTAATGTCGACGGCGGCAATTTCATTTGGTGGCGCTCCAGTAAACAAGAACGTCCAGTTCTACGGTTCTACCACAGCCTTCACCGACATCCTCGGTGTGCTGCCTTTTCGCGATCCTGACACCGGCTATCAGGCGCTGATCGTTGCCACCAACGAGGTGCGCACATCCGATGGCGGCCAAGGCAGGATGTACTTGGTACGACCCAACCAGTCGCACCTGGAGATTCCGATGAACGGGCACGACATCTACACGCCGGTTCGCCTAATGCAGGCCACCAATGCGGTGGTCATGCTGCGACCTGGGAATGCCCGGTACTATTTTACTGGTGCGGATGTCAATTCAACCAACAGTACGGTGACGCTGCACGTCCCACCAGACATGGAGTCCGGTGATCGGATTGGAGTGGTGCAAGTTGGTGTTGCGCCAAACTTGTGGAAGGTGGCATCGACCACAGCCGGGCAAGGTTTCGCAATGTTCGTAAACGTGAAGGGAGGAGGGGTCTGCACCTTGCACCTGTCCCAAGGATCGGCTCAAACCGGATCATCTCCGGTTGCACTTACGTCCGGTCTCACCAGTGCCAATCGGTACTACTTTGAACTGTCGAACAACACCACCGGGTACGACGTAACACAAGGCGTCAGCGACTTCTACAACGACGGCCTGCCGTTGATGATGGAGGCCTCCTACAATGCTGGCGTGCCTGTATCGGCGCTTGATAACGGATTCAACCGGATTGCATCGGTGAATGCTATCGTAGCGTCATCAATTACGGACGACACGATCACGGTCCCGAACCATCCGTTTGTTGCTGGAGATCAGGTGACCATCAGCAATGTAAACGCAGGTGTTTCAAACGGAATCTACTACGTCTTCCCAACTGATAAGAACTCGCTGAAGTTGTTTAGCGGATCTTCCGAGGAGCTTGATTCGCTTAACACAGCGGCAGTCGCTAACATAACCGCAACCACCGGCGCAGTTACCGCCACCGGGACAGCAGTGCTTTCAGGGGCAACGGTTGGATCAATCACTCTTGGCGTTGGTGGTGCTGGTTACGCCACAGCTCCAACCGTTACGATTGCAGCTCCTTCTCCTGGTCCTGGAGTAACAGCTACCGCTACAGCCACCGTCTCTGGCGGTAAAGTCACCGGGTTTACGATGGTGTTGAATGGGACAGGGTATACCGCTGCTCCCATAGTCACAGTTGGCGCCCCTGCTGGCTCTGGTGTAACCGCCTTGACCATCGTCAATCAAGGTGCTGGTTACGTGACCGCACCAGTCCCGGTGATAACCGGCGTAATAGGTGCAACGGCGACGTCTACTATCACTGACGGCAAAGTGACAGCGGTTACCATTACCAACCCTGGGCATACCGCTACGTCAGTGGTTGTGACCGTACCCAAGCCGTCTACTCTCACCGAGATAACGTCTAACACTGTTACTGGCACGATCAAGAAGTCCTCTGCCTCCGGTGCTAATGTACCTGCTGGCCGTGAGGGATTGTACTTTCAAAACCGTCTGCTATTGCTATACGGTCCCGACTACCTGGCAGTGTCCGATGTGCTTGATCCGTTGCACTACAGCCCGATCCTGAATGAGTTCAAGCTCAACACCGGTGCCAATGACGCTGTGGTGGCCCTGTACCCATTCAACACGACCACACTGATAGTCTTTAAGGAACGGTCTATCTTGGCTGTAGAGAACCTTTACGGCGACCTGTCGACTACCCGGCTCACCGAGGTCACTCGGGAATTTGGATGCATCAGCCAGGCGTCTATTGCGTCCACCGGATCAGACATTGTCTTCCTTAGTCAGCGCGGTGTGATCAGCCTAAAGCAAACCGAGTTTGGCATCAGCCAGTCGGTAGTGCTTCCATTGTCTGATCCTATCCAAAACGTCATTGAGGATATTGATCAAGCTAACTGGAGAAAGTCATGTGGAGCTTACTACAACAACCGGTACATCCTGAGCGTCCCGGTGGAAGGTGGCGACGGGACAAACCAACGCACCCTGGTCTACAACTTTTTGAATCAGGCGTGGGAAGGATACTGGGAAGGCTCTCTGCTTGTTCCACGGTATTACACCAGACTGATCGTCGCTGGCACAGACACGCTCTGCTGGGCGGATGAGAGCGGGTTCATACATAACTTCGATTACCAGGCGCTGCAGGATCGCAATCGGGTTGGAACCATTCAACAGATTGCCACCACGGTTTACTTCCGAGGCCATACCGGTGACAAAAATCCATATTCCGCAAGTGCTGCAACCAACAACGGAGTCGATCACAAACAGTGGACCAATGTGCAGTTTGAGTTAACCTCTTGGAATCCTACTTATTCCATCACTGCAAACTTTGATGGTGTGAATGAGTCATACGCTATTGCCACTAACGAGACCAAGAACCGCACAGCCTACTACACATATGGAAGCGGAACCTACGTTACCAACAACTCAGGAAACAACTTCCTCAATCCTTTCCGTGAGGATTACTCTACGCTTCCAGGCATTAAGTGTAACACTTCAGGATTCAAGGCGGGATTGCTTCAATCGTTCAGCCAGAAAGCTCGCCTGCGTCGCCACTCCATCACCATGCAACCTGTGGTTACCACTACCTCCGGTGCGCTAAACATTCACAGCCTGAAATCAATCGCTATTCCTTTCCGACTCTACGGCAAAACCGACGTCTAATCTATGCCACTCTTTGTAACCGTCACGCCAGGAACCACCGTCACCAGCTCTACCACGCTGGATGCAGCAACTCTCAATCTGCTAGGCACGCCCAGTGTCGACGTCACCGGTACGGTAGATGGCGGGTCGATAACGCTCGGAGTTCAGTCTGTACCGCTTCCTTCGTTATATGCTCAGAATCCTCAGACAATAGTTGGTAATGGTGCAGGATCGAGTGCAAGCCCGGTGGCGCTTACGACGACCGACTTAGTGCTGACGGCAACGACCGTCAATATCAATGCAAGCGCTGTCACCACTGCGAAGATTGCTGATTCAAACGTCACCTATGCCAAGATTCAGAATGTTGCTGATGCGCGTCTGCTTGGAAGATCTCAAGGTGCTGCTGGCGTTGTTCAGGAACTGACGGTTGGATCTAACCTTACACTGTCTGCAGGAGCGTTGAATGCGTTGAGGCCGGCTGTTGCTTTTACAAATGTTCTTACAGCATCTCAATACGTCATTTCAAACACAAGAGTAAGCGCTACTGAAATAAGTGCGCTCACCACCTCAATAACACCTCAGACTTCAACTTCAAAGGTGTTGGTTAATTTCAATATTTCACATTCATTGCCTGACTACGGAGGCAATAACATTTGGTACAGGTATGCGTTCATTCTAACCAGAACAATAGGAGGTGTTGAAACCGAACTTGGCGTACCTTCAGGATATCTTTCTAATCAAGTGTATGGAATCAAACCAGTAAACTACAATCTGTATTATTCACAACAAAACCAAACCATACAATTCCTAGATACTCCCGGTGCTGCTACAGCTACAACGTATAAACTAAAAATTTACGGCAATACATCAGCGACTTCAAGTTTCTCTTCGTTATACATTAACAGAACCTCTGATAATACCAATAGCAGTGATCGTACGTTTGCCACCTCCCAAGTAATTCTCCAAGAGATCCTCCCTTGATCCCCCTCGTCACCGATTACCTGCTGCACAAGCTCCCGGATTCCTTCAAGGGCTGGACCCGTGAGGCTGTGGAGGACTATGTGATGTTCCATGCCCAGCAGAACACGCTCAAGGTGGCCTTACAGGACGGGCACGTAGTGGCTGTGTTGGTAGGCTGGAGGCAGATGGGGCCGGAGCCTCAAGCATGGACCTGGCAGCAGTCCGATCCCAATGGCGACCATTGGTACTGGCATCAGTTCGCTGCCGACTGCGCGTTGTTCGCAATGGCGGTGGCGGCTAAGTTCTTCCACGACAGGCCGGAGTCGGCAATCCTCCCGGCTATCGGTTATCGCAACGGCAAACTAACCACCTACAAGAAAGGCTCGATGCCGATCTATAGGGCAGCATCCAAGCATTTATGACAGTCGACGCACCAGCACCACGCAACTACGCCCAAGAGACCGCGGATACGCTTCGTACCCAGCTCCAACTGGCACCGGAAAGGTATGCTGCCGAGGCTCAATTTGCCCCGAAATACCAAGCGCTGCAGATGGACCTGCTAAACCAGGCTACGCCTGAGCTGCTGCGCCTGTACGAACAGCAGATTGCCCCCGCTATGGGCCGTACCGAGGCCGCCAGCCGTGCAGCCTCGCGTGCTGGTGACATTGCCGATATCTCCCGCCTCGGGCCTCAGGCTCGGGCTGCCATCCAAGGCTTTGCCCCGGATCAGACTCGGATTGCTGACATCTTGGCTGCCAACGCTACCTCCGGTCTATTGGCCGGCAGCCAGTTGACCCCGGAGCAGCAGCGTATGGCACAGCAGCAGTCCCGTATGGCATCCTCCGCACGTGGTATAGCTCAGAGCCCCAATGCTGCATTCCAGGAAGCGCTACGCTCCCAGATGGCAGGTGCAGGCCTTCAACAGCAGCGCCAGCAGCAGGCTATGGGGGCTTTGCAAGCCGGCCAGGGCGTGTACGGCGACGTGTTCCAGCAGATCCTTGGACGACCGAGCCAGGCCTTTGCCGGATCTCAAGGATTCCTAGGCCAGGCCCAGGGCTTTAACCCGGGAATGCTGTTCCAGCCCGAGAGCGCTTACGCCGGCAACATCTACGGCGGCAACCAGCAGTCCCAGATGGCGGCAAACGCTGCCGGTGCATCGGCTACGTCTGGAATCATTGGAGGCATTATGGGCGGCCTCGGATCTCTCGGCGGTGGCGCTTTGGCTGGTCGCGGTCGCGGTGTTCCAGGAACTTAATCTCTTAAAATTATGGCACAATACGGATACTCCGCAGGCTACCAGGGGGGCGGTCCACAGGCCGTCCCTTCTGGTTTTATCGAGGCTTACGCTCAGGCTGGTAGAAATATCGGCCAAGGTGCTCAAGCCATAGGCAGTGCCATCGGCGAGTCGCTGCAGCGGTATGGGCAGAACAAAGAGGAAAGCCAGTTCCTCACGTCACGCTTGGAGTCGCTGGCTCCGTATCTCAAGACCGTTGCTCAGGGAGGCAACATCATGGACAAGAATACCCCCGAGTCGAAGTTGCTCGGAGACATTGAGAAGTTCTCGTCGATGTCCATACCTCAGAAGAAGGCTACGTTGCTGAATGCCGAGTTCTTCCTAGATCGGGCTGACAAGGCGAAGGCTCGGGAGATGCAGGACATTCAGTCTGCAGCCGCACAGCAGCAGTTGGCTATGGGTGCTTTGCAGTTGGGACAGGCTCAAAGAGAGGCAACTGCCGCTCCGTTTTTTACACAGGCTTTGGGCGAGGTTATGTCTATGCAGCCTGGTCGAGCTCCTGCAGTTCCTTATCAGGACGTCACACAGGAAATGCTTGGCAAGTATGGAGACAAACTGACTCCGACTCAGATGCAGGCGTTAATACCGATGATGCGCAGGATGGGTCAGACGCTGCCTGCTGGATTGGTTCCTACTGGAGCAAAGATGACACCGAGTGGTCTAGAAACCGAATACGGTGTGCCTCCCAGTGTTACTTCTATGCGAATTCCTGAAACTGATTTTGTTCAACCAATGGTTTCTGGAAAGGCTGCTGGAGCCGCACTAAAAGCAACGCCTCAAACCAATAACGCTTATCTTAATTTAAGTGAGCCCCAACAGAAAGTTGCTGATAAGTTCATTACCGACTTTGGAAATGAGAAGACAATCCAAAACCTAAGCGTTGCTGGTTCGTTTTTGAACCAAATGAATAGTCTTGGAGTTGGAACTCCTCAATATAAGCCCAGCGATGACATCGCGCTGATCTTCGCGTTTATGAAGACTCTGGATCCCGGCAGCACTGTCCGAGAAGGAGAGTTTGCCACTGCTGCAAACGCTGGAGGAATACCTGACAGGATTGTTGCAACTTACAATAAAGCACTGAAAGGCGAGTTCCTTGCAGACGACGAACAGCGTAACAACTTTATCAATACCGCCAAAAAGAGCTACTTTGGTTTAACAACCGAAGCGAAATCGGTTGCTGACAGATACCGATCAATGGCTAAAGACAGAGGAATCCCAGAGAACCTTGTTGTTCCGTCAAACACGTTCCAGCAAGCGCAGCAGTTTGGTGCCACAGACAAAAATCAAACACCGGATCAAGAAAGTCAGACAATCGGAGGCGTTAAGTACAAGGTGTTTAAAAAGTAACCTATGCCAATCGTTGTTGAGATTCCAAATAGAGGAAGCATTGAGTTCGCTGATGGGGCATCCGATGCGGACATAGACGCAATAGTATCCAAGGAATTCCCGCCAACACCTGATGATTCGTACAACAAGGTGCTGCAGTTTCAAGGAGCGCAGATCGACTACACTCCCAGTAAGCAGGAGTTCCTCGACTACCTGAAGGTCTCCAAGACCAAGCCACTGCTTGGCGAGAAGCCACTGGAAACCATTGGCACTGCTGCCGTCCAAACGGTGGAGGACATTGCCTCAATGCCTTACAAGCTGGGTGAGGCCATTGGGCAGTACATGAACCCTCCTGAAGGCGTCACACCGATGCAGCTTGCCAGTGGCACCGCTGCAGAAATTGCAGTCCAATCTAGGCTGAAGGCCGAGAACATGGGCCGCGGACTGATCGACACCGCGCTGAACAAGTTGTCGGACATTACCGGAAAGCTCCGCAACGATGACGACAAGTACGAGGCCTTCCTTGCTGCTGCCGAGATCAAGCGGCAGTTGGCCCGTGCCAACGCACCAGGAGACCAGCGTGTTCCTGCCTCTCAAGATGTCTTGCAGGCCTATGGTATTCCCCAGGAAGCAATCAGCCAGCAAGGCCTTGATGTCGGTGGGTTCCTTGCTGACCCGTCATCTATCGCTTTTGCCGGCGGTGGAAAGCTGGCGTCTGCATTGGCGCAGCGTGCCATCCCGCTAATCCCTCGGGCAGGGCAGATTCTCCAACGCGCTGGTGAACGCATCTCTAATCTAGGCCGTGTTCCTGAAAACATGGCTGGCAGGTTTACTGCAGGCGTCACCGGATCCGAGCAAATGGGTCAAGCGGTGCAGGAAGGCATTGCCAAAGGAACCACAGGAATCACCTTGGGTGAGGCTGCTGGCCTCCCGATCACCATGAATGTTCCTGGTCTAGGAACTGTTGCTAAGACAATCACTGCAACCAAGGGCCTAGGAGGGGCCATGGAGACCGTTGGAGAGGCTGGAGCTGTATCCGGTGGTCCAAGCCTTACGGCGACCCAGCGCGGCCTTCTAGGGGCTGGCGAGCGTATTGCCGCGGCTGAAGGCGCATCATCTAGGGCTTGGGCCTTAGGAACCGCGCTCGCCAGGAGCGGCCTTGAGACTCCGATAAGGGGAGCGGCAACGATTCTGTTGCCGATGGCAGGTGCTGGCGCTGCCGGCGGTGCGCTCGCTGCATTGACCGGAGAAGAAGGCGATGCTGTTGCCGCGGCTATTGGCAGCGGTGCTGGCTTTGGCGTTTTTGACGGTGGGTTCACGCTCGCTAAGGCTGTTCAAGCCAACGCCTTCAATGGTGGGCGTGTCCGGCAGACCGCGGTGGATGATCTCAACACTCGTCCCACCGACGTGCAGTTCACCTACATTGACCGTACCGGTGAGCAGACTGCGACCATCAAGGATTCTGATGCACGCGCCACTCTGTATGGGCGACTCAACAACAAGCAGCTCACCAAGGTGCTGTCCGAGGTTGCAGCCGCTGAAGGCGCTGGGGTTGATGTCATCTTCCATAGCGATGCAGACACGGTCCCTGCTGGACTGCAGACGGTGAATTATGCCGGTGCTGCAATCGGTCCCGACAACATCAAGAGCGGAAAGTCGACGATCTTAATCAACGTCGACAAAGCCATTCCTGAAACAATCCCGCACGAGATCCTGCACGCACGCATCACTCAGGAAATTGTTAATCGGCTCGGATCTCAGGTGATAAATGCTGCCGTTGAAACTCCTCAAGGCCCATCAGAATTCAAAAAGCAATTTGTTGACTTTGCGGAAAAATACGCAAAACAGATCGAAAAAAGCGGTGGAAAAATCCTGTCTGACGAAATCCTGACAGAATTACGTGATGCTTTTGATCCTACGCTTCAACGCGCTCAAAACATCAAAGCTATTGGACGCATCACCGATGAGTTTGCCGCGTACTACACGCAGGAGATGCTCAAAGGCAAAGACCCGAAGACGATGCTTCCGGGTCGCATTCCTTCCTTCTTTGAGATGGCGCTGAACAACGCCAAGGAGGCTGTTTCAGAACGGTTCACTCGGCGTGCATTGCAGGCTGGTTTCGACCCTGTTGCCCGTACCTTCTACGACGCCAACGGACGGCGCATCAAGCTCGACTGGATGGAGGATGCCATCAAGAACCTGGTGACTCCGAAAGAGGGCTACGAGCCCACCGAGCAGCGGGTCGACATCAACAAGATGACTCAGGCGCAGCAGAATGCGGTCATCATGGCCCGAGGCTACTCGGATCTGTTTATGACTGCCCCAGATGGCAGCATTGTCAGGCCGTTGTCCAAGGCTGAACTTGCAGCCAAAACTGCTGACATAGCCAACCGTACGATGCGTGCTGTCGAGTCTGTCCCACAGGCTGAACGCACCAGCATCTCGGGCATGGATGCCTACGGAAACCCGGTCATCGAAGGGAGACTTAGCCTGGCCGAGGCCGATGCAGTATCGAAGAGTGGCATCTTTGGGCCATCCTCTTCTAGGACACTAATCGACATCTCCACCGCAATCCGGGATGGCACGCTCATGGAAGGCAGCTACTGGAAGGTCTACGGATCCACTGGGCGATCCGGCGTGTTTGGAGAATCCCAGAAGCTGTTCCTGCCCTACGGCATCTCAATCAACAGCAAGGGTGGCGTCAACGTCAAGGTGGTCGACTGGGGCAAAGTGCAGGCTAGGATGTACAAGGCACTGAGCAAGCCGGCCTACAAGAGCCTCTTCAACAACTACGACCAGGCCATGTCCACGATGCGTGACGTGTACCTGAAGAACATTGCTGAAACCGGTGCTGTGCCTTCAGCCGAGGCGCTCGGTGGAGGCATTGAGGGCGCTAAAAAGCGCAATATGTTCAACGAGATCATGGGTGCAGTTCCCAAGAAGGGGGACGTCATGGTCAACTTCCCGACTGCCGGCTACGTCGCCAACCGTAAGGGAGGATCGGTCTATCAAGATCTGCGTCTTGAGCGCATCCAGAATGCCGACTCCACTAAGGCCCAGATCCCCTGGACAGGCGACATGGGCGAGCAGTCGAGCTACCGCCGCACTCAGCTCAACTTCATGCCTGCAGAGGCTATTGGTGAGACCAGGGTCAGCACCGATGAGAATGGCGGCTATAGAATCTTGTCGAAGAACGGAAAGTTCCGCCTGTACGGCCCCGATGGATCCACCGTTGGGATCTTCGACACTCAGGAACAAGCCAAACTCAAAGCAGAAAAAGATTATGCCACTCAAACAAGGATACAGCCAGAAGTCGGTCAGCAGCAACGTCCGCTCGGAGATGAAGGCCGGCAAGCCACAGAAGCAGGCGGTCGCAATCGCGCTGTCGGTGGCCAAGAAGGCCAAGGCGAAGGCGGGGCGGTACGACAAGCGGATGATGTGAGGTTCATGCCGGCTGAAGAGCCTGGTGAAGCCCAGTCTATTCGCACCGGACAACAGTTCACACCTGAAGAGCGCAAGGCTGTTTCCATTGCCAAGAAAAAATCGATGGAGACTGCCCGTAAGTACCCAGAGGCAAAGCGGCTGGAGATTCAAACTGATCGAGAAGGAAACCCAAAGTTTGAGCAGGTGTTGGATGCCAATGAAAACCCGGTGGTCGATGCAAAAGGAAGGCCGGTCATGGAAGTGG